AATTCGCCAAAGTCTAGGCTAATTCTAAATAAACGTTGACATACATCAATTGTTCTAGTACAATTGTCCTTAGCCAACCTGGAGAACTTAATGGTTTACAACAAAATATATGAAAGTAACGACGTTGAACAAACAGGAGAACTTTTGAAACTACCAGCCAGTCACCGAATCAGACAGAGATTAGAAGCAGCCAAACACAGATATCATTCCAATGATAACATTGCTGATTTTATCAAAGATGGTGAATTAGATGAACTTCAACAAGAAGTAGCATTGAAGTTAGAAGATGTATTACAAAGTTTGGTCATTGACACAATACATGACCATAACACACAAGATACTGCGAATAGGGTTGCAAAAATGTTTATTCGCGAAACCTTTAGTGGGAGATATAGGCATGCTCCAAAAGTTACAGCTTTCCCTAACATGGGCTATAAGAGTTTATATACTACTGGCCCTATTAGTATTCGCAGCACCTGCGCTCACCACTTCCAGAACATTGTCGGTAGATGTTGGGTTGGGATCATTCCTGAAGCAGAAGTTATTGGACTTTCAAAGTTCAATCGATTGGTACACCACATCTGTGAACGACCTCAGATTCAGGAAGAAATGACCACACAGATTGCCGAAGCACTGAAACAGTACGCCAAGACCGAACACATTGCAGTGGTAGTCAAAGCCGAACATCACTGTATGACCATGCGTGGTGTACGTGAACATGAATCAGACATGACTACTGCTATCATGCTAGGTGCGTTCAATGACGATCCTGCACTGAAGAAAGAGTTTTATGATATTTGTCTGAGCATGAAAGGACATGGATAATGTTGCCCACAGCAAAACGCACTCCAGACTCGCTAACTGACGAAGAAATCGAAGACTGCATTGAAGGCAGCAGTGACATAGACATGATACGAGAAATCCTAACCAAAGCCTACGTCATCAACGATCAGGGCTTTGTTGAAAAGGACATTTTTGCCAATTGGTTTGCTACCGGGATCGAAGGGTTCATTGACGCAGACCCCGATACCGAAGAATTTGACGAAGCTTGGCAAGCAAATCACGAATGGGCGTTAAATATAGCTGCAAACATAAATGACCTATTAGCCTAGATAAAGTGGAACTCATTACTCTGTTCAAAGGACCTGCCGCTATATTAATAACGGTTGCCATGGGATGGGTAATGCTCAAATGGATAATCTGGCTAACTCAGCGGGACGATCAAGAGTGATAACATGTCAGACGATAACAATAATAATGAACTCAAAAAGTTCAAGCCAAAGAAGAAGTTAACGGTACCACCAGAGTTTCTAAAAGAAGCCAAGAGCTACGACGACAAACTGGTCCTAGTCAAAATGCTTACAGAGAAAGAAAAAGGTCGTGTGCTTTTGCTTTTGAAGTCAATGCTCAAGGATGCGGTAGCCAATAGAGATAAAAAATGAGAAGACTAGTAATCTTCATCTATTTTCTCATAATGATGACTATGTCGTTGCGTCTACGCGAGTTTTATGCTACACTGTTATTAATGCCTAGTTTTTTAATTTTTTATGTGCTGGGCGAGAAACTAGATGAAGAGGATCAATAATGGCAACATGGACTGTGTCTACCTATTACAAAAAGTCTTGCGAAGAACACGAACACTACTACAAAGGTGATCAAACTATCACTAGAAAAACTGGATTTCGTGGCGCCACTTTTATCGTTGAGACCAGCGATGACAATCCACCAGAGTTTGAATTTGATTATGTACCTGGTGGTGATGGCAAGCTTGACAGTATCAACATGTACGACTGCTGTGTCAATAACATAGAAAATGTTGAACTAGACAACATGTGGGACGGTTGTTGGGAGGACATTGAGTTTCCTGACGACATGGATGAGGAAGAACAAGAACGTCTAATGGAGCTGTTTGAAGAATCTAGCATATATGAAGTGCTAGAAGAAAATGAAGGTTGGAGTCAAAATGACACAGATGCCTGGATTTGGGGGCCAATCCTTATTCAGGACCAGGATGGCAATCAAGTCAAAATTATCTGTGCCGATCAAGAAGGTAATGTAGTAGAGTTCCGAGAAGATGACGATGAAGAAATCACCTTTGACGAACTGACAAAAGTAAATCCTGCCGACGAATCAACAGTGGTCAGCAGTATGGCCGCGTGGCCATTTCCAGACATAAGGACTAACATGAAATTAAGCGACAAACTAACTAAAGTGAATGAAAGTTTTACCATCAACATGTACGACAACGGCTACATGCTTGAAATCGCCGGCCGTGATGGCAGCGACAATTGGGCTGCTGCCAAGGTATTGGTACAAAGCGTAGATGAGCTACTGGACCTAGTCAAAGAAGCAACACAAATGACCAGAGAGTAATATGAAAAGTGCAGCTGATCTAACTAGCGAAATTATTAGCCGTGCTCAATCTATGCGCAGCTACAAAGTTCGATTGCGTGTAGATGATGGTTGGTTGCCACACGGTCCTGTGCCTTTTGATATTCATATCAAAAACGGCATAGCCACTTTGACTATCATAGCTGAAAGTGAAAAACTGGCCAGAGACCAAGCCAGCATCTACATGGAAAGCGAAGACTGGTTAGATTAGCTGCTAAATATTCGCCTCACAGCGGCCTTTCTGGCATTCATCCCGCTATACAAATTCTGCAAGCCTATGCTAAAATTTAACATAGGAGAATTCAATGTACCTTACGGAAACGTACCCAACAAGAGTTTACAAATATACTAGCACCAAAGAGTATCACGATGCATTTCCTTGTGCCTATCGCCAATGGCGTGCGGATAGTCACTGCAATCTTATTCATGGTTATAGTTTTTCAATGAAGTTCTACTTCGGCACAGACAATCTAGATGCTCGTAATTGGGCGGCAGACTACGGTGGGCTGAAAGAACTCAAAGCCTTCTTAGAAAGCCAATTTGATCATACCTTGATTGTAGCGCAGGATGATCCAGAACTGGAAACATTCATGATGCTACAAGAAAAACGAATGGCCAAGATTGTAGTGCTGCCAAGAATGGGTTGTGAAGGACTTGCTGACATGCTGTACAAGTATGTGAATGGTGTTTACATTCCTGACATGTGGGGTCCAGGTGAAGCTGAAAGACTTTGGTGCTATCGAGTCGAAGTTAGAGAAACACAAAGCAACATGGCATTCAGAGAAGGACATAGAGAATGGGGTGAGGATCTGTTTGCATGAACTATCATGCACACATCTATTGGAAGCACATAGGACAACGTGTGCAAGCCTTGTCTTTGCGTTCGCAGCTTGAAGCTTTGGGCTGCAACTTGGGCAAGATTCATGACAAGCCCATAGGGCCGCACCCTTTGCCAATGTATCAAGCCATGTACGATAGTTCCAATCATTTAGAAAACTTTCAAGAGTAATATGGATCCACAAATACAAGAAGCACTAGACATCCTACAAGAAGAATGCGCCGAAGTTATAGTTGAAATCAGCAAGTGTCGTAGATTTGGTCTTGATTCAATGCACTACAAGACTGGTGTCGAGCATCGAGCTATGCTCGAAGCAGAAATTGGTGATATGCTAGCACTGGTTCACATTCTGGTTGCTCAGGGCATTTTAAGCATTGATAATTTAGAGCAAGCAGCAGACAATAAAAAAAGAAAACTTGAACAGTGGTCAAACATTTTTAATACACAAAAGGCAACCGATGAGTAATTCACATCAATATCGAATAGCTATTTTACTTCCAACTAGAGGCCGTACTGACATGCTCAAACGCAGTTTAGAAAGCCTAGTCAGTAAGGCCAAAGATCCAGCGTCAATACAGTTCATACTTGGCTTTGACAACGACGATACCGACAGCCAACAATACTTCGAACAGCAGATCGCACCTGTGATCGATGACAGCGGAGCTGGCTGGGAATTCTATGAATTTCAACGACTGGGCTATGATCAACTACATCTTTATGTAAATCAATTGGCCAGTTACGCCGATGCTGATTGGTTTATCTTCTGGAACGACGATGCTGTCATGATTCATGATAACTGGGACGAACAAATCTGCGCTCATACCGGTCAGTTCAAAGTGCTAGCGTTTGATACACACAACAAGCATCCATATAGTATTTTTCCTATAGTGCCCAGTCAATGGTATCGTATCTTGGGGTTCTTGAGTAGGCATCAACTCAATGATGCATACATCAGCCAAATGGCCTATCTGTTAGATATTATGGTGCGTACAGACATCAAGGTCGAACACGATCGATTTGATCTAACTGGCCAAAACAAAGACGCTACCTACGAAGAGCGCAGGCTCTATGAAGGCAATCCGTCCGACCCTAGAGACTTCAATCATATCTCAATGGTGACCCTACGCAGCGCAGACACAGACCGTATAGCCGAATGGATGAAGTCT